GTAGTCATCAAACGTATGTATAGATTTATCGCCATAATTCACCATTTTAATCAAAAAATAGTTTATACTCGTGGCACTAAATCGTTTGGGCTACTGCGTCGTCTTCTTGCTGCTCTAAAAGCTTCTTTTTCCGCAGATGCATGATGATGTGTTCACCAAGAGCATTGGTCATGTCGGTGAGGTCATTTTCAATCATTTCTACCGGGAAATCTTCGATGATTTTTGCAGCATGTTTGTAGAACTTGGACGAATTATTTGTCCAAACGGTGTACATGAACCCGTCAGAACCGCACTTGACATCAACTTCACGGATAGATGCGTTTCCTCCAATCCCGACAAGGTAGATATCATTGTTCGGGTTGTCGTAATCGACAATCGTCTGGTTGGCACCGTTGTTGTAGTTCTTGTCCCGCTGCAAAGAGTCCATCTCTGCACCAGTCAAGGCATAAACCTCGACATATCCGCCATTCGGAAGTTCAAGTTCCCTCAACGGTTCAATTTCGTTCTGTATAAGCAGCGTATTCAACATGCCAGCATCAAACTGGTTGCTTTCCAGAAGGTTTCCAGCAGTCGCCTGCTGCAACGCTTCATCAACATAGTCCAACGAGTCGATAACACCCAGATGGTAAACATGGGCGTTGTTGTATGCGAGCATGTCCGTTATGAGAGAGCCGCCACCCGCATCACTGTCGATATTCTCCAGTGAAGTTCCATGCAGACGGTAGCAGGTAGAGAAGATAAGCGGAACACCGTCGATAACCGTAAAGTACAACGGTTCCAGACTGAATTCTGGATTATCTTCACCACCGCCCTGTGTGATGAAGAAGGGAACAATCTTGTTGTTCGCCTCGCCAGAATCGTACAATTCGTCGAGCTGTTCGGCAAAGTTCTCCACCATACTAGATGCCGTATTCTCGTCCTCGTGGACGTAGAAATCCGACATCATTATGTAAAAATCGGCCATCATACTAGATAAGCTTCTTCAACGGAGTAGTGATACGTTCAATGTATGCAGGGTCTGCGTTCTTGTTGGATTCCTTCTCGGCGATGAAATCCTCGATACCCTTCTTGATGACGGCAGGAACATCGTCCTCGCTGTACGACGTGACGAAATCGTTCTTGATTTCAGCCAGCTGTCCACCCTCGATGACTGCGCCAGCCTTTTTGAGTTCATCCATAGTCGGAACGAACTTGTCATTAAACTCGTCAATGACAAGGCGGATTGGAAGCGTGCAGCGAATGAGGTTGATGTAACGTCCGATTGCAACTCTGTCGCTAATGGTCAAATCAATAGTCTTGCTCATTTTAATCCCTGTAAAATGTAGATACTTACGTCTTTAAAATACATTTTTAAATGGAAACTACATCACCAGAGGGTATAAACTATTGGTAAATTCCAAAAATATACTTTAATCTGTGATTATGGGTGAACTTTATAGATACAACGGCCTTCCCGTCTTTCAAGTGGACTTGTGCGACTTCCGTACGATAGTCGATGCGGAAGTTAACAAGAGGCGCCTCCTGTCCAAGAACATCCTGAACGAATCGTTGAAAGAGTTCTACAAGACGGAACGCAAACCAACCTTTTACGTGATGTTCCAAGGAATCAGATTCAAGTACCCCAGGTAGGAAATTATGCTTTTTTCATCAAAAAAGAAAACTCCCGAGAATATTGCATCAATGGTCATGACGCACGTCAGAGACTACGGCGAGAATAATCCGAGAGGCGAACTCTTTGACCGAATGTTCAACGGCAAGGACTTTCACCGAAATATATCGAGGTCAAGAAATGCGGTAGGACAAGGCGTCCAGCAGATGATGTACCCGAACGGGTTGTCACCTGACGGATTCTCCACCTACATGCCGACCATCATGATTAACGATGGTCAGGTTGACCCGACAAAGGTGCAGGACACCATTGCCGAAAACCAAGTGCAACTCTACTGGCGAAACAATGTGGAACGCATGTTGAAATACAACATCATCGCCACCCGTTCGGAAGTGAACGAATCGCTGACCCAGATTTGCAACGAGGCAATCTACAAGGACGACAAGGGTGACATCTGCAGCTTGCAGGTAAACGAGTATTCCGAAATTGCCGAAGTGACCAAGATGAGCTTGCAGACAATCTTCAAGAGGGATGTCCTCCGCAAGATTTGCAACTTCAAGTATACAGCTTGGCAATACATGAAGAAGATGCTGACCGAAGGCCGTATCTTCCTCGAAGTCGTCTATGACGAGGAATCTCACGAAATCGTCGGCCTTAACCTCCTGCCTGGTGAAAACATGATTGTCATCGTTCAGGACAACCTGATTATCGGTTACCGTCAGATGCTCACGGGTACATACGCCCACACCAGCAAGAACTACATAGACTACTCCCCGAACCAGATTCTTTTCCTTTCCCTCGACCTATATGGCCCAGGTGGTGTCAACGACCCGAGGTCAATCCTTGAACCCGCAGTGAAGGCCCATAACCAATTGAATACGATTGAGGACAGCGTGGTTATGTACCGTGTCCTCTGGGGTTCAGAAAAGATGGTCCTCAAAGTGGACGTTGCTGGCCAGCCGAAACCGCAGGCAGAAGCCACGATGAAGGAACAGGCGAAGATGTTCAGCCGTCAGATTGACTATAACTCGGCAACGGGTGAAATCACCAACTGGGGTAAAGCGATTGGCCTGTCGGAACACTTTATCATCCCTGTTCAGGGCGGTTCGTCAGGTTCAAGCATCGAAAGACTACCTGGCGGTGACCAGCTCGGTAACATCGACGATTTGAAGTTCTTCAAACGAAATCTCGTTAACGCCTTGATGGTGCCCCCAGGTCGTATCACGGCTTTGGCAGGCGATGGTGTCAACTACTCGAACGGTAAGATTGGCGAAGTCACTCAGGCGGAAGTCGCTTTCGCCCGTCTTGTTGACCGTTACCAGACCCCGTTCGAACAGGGCCTCGTCAGGCTGTTCATCATGGTGCTGAACACAAGACAGGAATTCAGTGATGACATCAAGGTTGAAGAAAACTTCGATATCAAGTTCAAACGCAGCAATGGCTTCCAGAGCTACATCGACGCCGACGTTTGGACAACACGACTCGCAGTGTTCTCCAGCATGATGGAATTTGCTATCAAGGACGAAGCCCCGAACAACCCGCTGTCTCAGGAATACTGTCTCCGTTACGGTCTCGGCATTTCCGATGCAGACCTCACACAGAACCGCAAGTGGCGTGAACACGAACAGAAGGTTCTCCTCGGTGAGGAAACCGATGTTGATAGCGGAGGCGGAGAAGGCGGTGGCGGCCTAGGTGGGGAAATGGCTCCCGCACCAGCAACAGGCGCCTTCTAGGAACGCCAACAAGATATGGCTGCTGCTCAATAGCCCTCGTACCAAGTACGAGGGCTTTATTCATACAACCATTCCTTTATAAACTATACATGTACGATTTTATTGAACTATAAAATGGACAAGACCAAAATCTTTATGGAATCAATCGGACAGCTTGGATTAACAAAGTCTCAATTCAATGCAGTCAAGTCTCTTTATGAAGCAATCAATGATGACACAGGTTTAGAACCCTCTGGGTATGACCCATTATTTGACAAATATGATATTTACAAGATAGTCAACCTACTCAGGGAACATGACTACAAAATACGTAAAATCAGTGTCTCCGATAAAAACGGAATTCCTTCTTCCCCAATATATAATGTATTAATCCAAGGACTGGAACGTGGCGAAAAGAATTATATAGGACACCTTATCGAAGTTCGAATCGTAATTTTACCCAACTCTAATGAGCAATTTAGTGGAATCATCTACCTTATAGATGATGATACGCACTTTGTATGCCAAGATGGAACGGCACAAGACATTAAAAACACAGGTAACAACTGCGAGTACACGACTGCTGACGACATGTGTATGGCCCTAGAAAACTTCTTTACGCAACATACGAAACAGAAACAAGCAGAAACGGAACCCTGGACCGAGGAACAGAAACAAGCCGCACTGAGAGACTGGGGTGACTTACAGCTAAGCAATGACATACGCAATATGTTCAATGATTAACCATTTTAACAAAAAAAGCCCCCCATTTTGGGGCTTTTTTCATTTCAATGCAGATTTTGAGGTAAAAAATTTTTTGTGAAAATACCTCAATAAACTTAAAGTAGAACTCAAACGGTGCCAGATGGCACAGGATAACATTATGCAACAGTTCAGACCTAAGTCAGCTACGAGCAAGTGGGCTCCGATTTTGGAATCCAACCTTGGCCGTAAGCTCAAGTCCCGTGCTGAAGCTGCTGTGGTTTCCACACTTCTTGAAACCCAGTGCAAGCTCAACAAGGGTTTCCTCCCAGAATCTGCCAACGTCTCTGCTGACGTGGCTCAGTACCAGCAGTACGCTCTGCCGCTCGTACGTCGTCAGTTCCCTGACCTCTTGGCTATGCAGACCGTAGCTACCATCCCAACCACAACTCCTAACGGAATTTATTTCGCACTTCGTTTCCTCTATGACGACGAAGCTCCGAAGACCGTTGGTTTCCGTCGTGGCTTGAAGAAAGAAATCGGTTACGACCTCGTTGCCGACCACACTGGTGTACACGGTACGTTCAACCCGTGGACAACTACTCAGGGTGAAATGCTCTCCAACTATGCCGAAGGTACGTTCGGTGGCCCGTCTTTCGATGGCGCTGCAATGAACTCTGACAACAAGGCTGGACACGCTTACCTCACCAACCATTGGATGGACCAACCGGGCTTCGGTGACCAGTACAATGCTGAGGAAGGCCACTACAACATCAAGAAAGCCAGCATCAAGGTGGTGTCTGGTGCTATCCGCGTGGGTACAAAGGCTATCAAGAGCCATTACACCTTGGAACTTCAACAGGATATGGCCGCAGCACACGGTCAGGACGTTGAAGCACTCTTGCTCGAAGGTTTGCAGTTCGAAATCCAGCAGGAAATCGACCGTGAAATCCTCGCTGCTATGGTGTCTGTCGCTCAGAACCCGATGTTCGGTGGTGAAGCCGCTATCACGGTTGACCTCTCCAAGGACGCTCACTTCAACGATGGCCGTTGGGTTGCCGAACGCATCGCTGGCGGTATCGTGAACACGATTATCGCAGTTGCTCGTAAGATTTCTCTTACGACTCGTATGGGCTCTGGTAACTTTGCAATCTGCTCTCCGAGCATCGTTGCAGCTATCTCTACCCTTAACTCTGGTATCTACATCCCGACCTACCTCGGAACGGATGCAGCTGTTCAGCCAGGTGGCGGCGTTTCCGACGCTGGTTCTCTCCTGAACGGTCAGATTAAGCTCTACCAGGATATCTATTCTTGGCAGGACTACGCTCTCGTCGGTTACAAGGGACCGCGTCAGGGCGAATCTGGTATCATCTTCATGCCTTACATTCCGTATATTTTCTGCAAGACCGCTGGTCAGGAAGACGGTAGCCCACGTCTCATCGTGAAGAGCCGTTACGCCATTGTCAGCAACTTGCTCGGTTGCGGCTTGTTCTACCGTGTTGTTCGCTTCGTGAACAACGACCTCTTGGGTGTTTCCTTCACTGGCGACATTCCTTGGGAATCTAACGAAGGTCCGACTGTTGGCGTAACTCTCGACACCGTTGGTGTTGCAGTTGGTGGCCACACGCTCGACCGTCCGTTCGGTACGGCAGCTCAGGAAGAAGAGTGGTAATCACTCTCTCCCCTGCAAAGGAACTAAGGGAGTCAGCCTTCGGGCTGGCTCCTTTTTTCATCCCCCCACACGTATTAAACACCAGCAAGATATAATAAACTATCAGTAGAATTTACGAACCACCAATATGACACCTAGACATATCATAGATACATTTAACGAATCGGCAGGTAAGATACTTGCTTCCAAGGCTCAGTTGGAAGCCGTGAAGGATTTGGCAAAGACTCTGCTTGAATTTGCCGACCCGAGAAACGATGTTAACCACCCGTCCTGTTCGTCAGGTCTTCTTATCACCGACGGAAAGGTATTCCTCGCAGAACTCCCGACAGGCAACAAGAAAGGCAAGGCCCATCAGTACGACCTTCCAAAGGGTCATGTAGAGAACGATGGTGAAACTGTAAAGGATGCCGCATTCAGGGAAGCATTGGAGGAAACTGGCTACAACTGGCACAAGTATTACAATGATGCCCACGGAATTTTCCGTAAACAGGTGCCCTTCCGTAAAGGAAACAACCTGATGCTTTATCGGATAAACCTGAAAGAACTTCCCCCGCTAACCTCATATTCATGCAAGTCATACTTTCATGACCCGAAGAAGAACGCCGCTATGCCAGAGGCTTGCTCATACGAATATCTCCCGTTGAAGGAAATCGGAAAGTGGTTATGGCCAGAGTTTGACAAGACCTTCAAGAGGGAAGGTATCAAGTTCTAATGTTTCACGTGAAACATCAGAAAAGCCCCCGTGGAACACGGAGGCTTTCTTGTTTGTGTGGAGGTTTCTTAAATCTTTCCTACACGGTCATTTTTAAAGACGGCGTACTCACCAGCAAGACCAGCAAGTTTCCAAGAGGTTACCACCGCCTTTACCTGCTCCCGTGTATCGGCCAGACCAAACTTTGCTCCTCGCTCGTTCGAGGCACCAAGTATGATGAAATACTTAGAGCCTGTGTCAAGCAATGTTCCTTTCTTTATTCGTTTTGCCATAATGCCCTCTCTTACCAAGCGCTTCCAGAAGTCACCTGAGTACTCTCTTCGGTCTTCTTGGGAGCTTCAATCTCTTTCTTGATTAACTTCTTGATTTTTTTCTTGATTTCTTTCTTTACTTCTGTCTTTGGTTCGTCTAGGTCTGGAACTACTGGCGTATCAGGAAGTTCTTCCTGATGAACCTCACCCACTTCCTTCTTCATTTCCTCGTCCAAGACAGGGTTCCCTGGAACGGCGGGTTCATTGGTCAAACGGTTACACTCGTCCAGAACGGCTGACATCTTACCTACGGTTTCCTTAGCATCAATGC